TCAGCGGACTTCTTCGACGATGACGGCGGTGCCGTAGGCGACCATTTCCGTGACCGCTGCGGCAATCTCGTTGGCGTCGTAACGCATTGCCAGGATTGCGTTTGCGCCGAGCCGGTTAGCATCGGCAATCATCAGGTCGTACGCTTCCTGACGGGTCGATTCCGCCAGTGTTTGATAGACCGTAATGCGGCCGCCAAAAAATATTTGTATCGAACCGCCAATATTGCTGATCGCGTTACGCGAACGGACGGTGATGCCGCGAACGACGCCAAAATGCTTGACGATACGAAAGCCTGGAAGATCGTTGGTTGTGACGACAAGCATGTATTTTCCTTCGAACTGACACCGGTTGCCCTTAGCAGGCGAACGTGACGTTTCGTAGCGCGGGTCGGCCGCCTACTGCCGGTTCAGTTCAGTCAAGAGATTGGAGCGGGTAGAGGGAATCGAACCCTCGTATTCAGCTTGGAAGAACGCAGCGGTCGGCGCAAGTTGGTGACGCGAATGGATAAGCGGTTTTCAGTGGGTGGGTGACGAATGGCGAACAGGACGCGAAATTGGAAACCACGCGCTGTGACACTGCCGCATAGGCACTGGTGCTCGCGCGATAGCCGCGACGACCTGATCCCCGGCCCGCCACCAGCACGCAACGGGAGGTGAAGCATGTACCAAGACGATGGCCACATAACTTAGCGACCCATGTCCTGGCACCCCATCCCTAGAGACGACGCCTGGAAGCGGGTCACGCTTGGCCACATCGCGAGCCTCGGGCAGCGACTACACATCCGCTGTCATTGCGCCCGCGAGCGCTACGTTGACGCGTTGGCGTATGCCGCCGAAGCCAGACTGAGCGCTGACACGCCGCTGCTCGCGATCAGCCGTCGCCTGCGCTGCTCATCGTGCGGCGAGCGGCATGTCTCCGCGCAGCCGGAGCCCTACGGCATCCCTGGAAAGCCCAGGCCCTGATCGCCGCGTGAGCCAATCCGCGCAACTACAACAGCTTGCGGCGCTCCAATTCGGCGCGGACCTGGCCGTCCAGCGCGGACTGCATGCGAGCGATGATGGGATAGACCGGGTCGTCGGGGTTTAACGCCATGGCCATGCTCCTACCTACCCTCCTAAAGCACAAAAACCCCCGCCGCGCCATCCGGTGAGGGACAGCGCGGCGGGGCGGGTGTGGCGGCACGAACGCGGGACCAGGCGAGGGCCGCGACGGTTGACGCGTCAGGCCTCGGACGGAGGCCCGGCGACGTGTGGGTCAGCGCCTCGATGACGCCACGCCGTGACGGTCACGACGGTGGCGACGGCGAGGCAGGCGAGCAGGTTTCGCATGTCGGATGTTCCTGTGCGGGTTCCTGGCTGACACGGCGGTACGCGGTACGAATTGTCGATGACTGGCTCGAACGTCGACACGTGGCGAGGGACGAGTCGATGTGAGCGACAGTTGATCTGTCGCTATGCGATGCCCCGCACCGGGCGGCGGGACCGGTGCGGGGCGCGGCCAGCACAGCGTGACGGGGGAGGCACGCGGCGGCCGAGCTTAGGTTGTGCGCTGTTCGGCGGGAAACAACCGCACCACGCACAACTGCAATGAAATCAAGTGGTTAGGGCGGAGGCGCAAGCACTACCGTTTGGCCTGCCAGTTCGTGGGTGCAATCCCCGAGGAACCGTATCTGGCCATCAGTGACGAACGAGTGGCAGACGTAGTCCGGCAGATTGATCTTCTCGCCCGCCATGATCCGATCATGTTCGTCATCGGTGATCCGACGCTTGCCACGCACGAGGATTGAGGGCGAGAACGTAGGGGCATCGTGGTTGCCGTTGAACCCCCACGCCGGGCGATCCGATGGGTCTACGTTGATCATGTGCATTTCTCGACAGCCGGGGCACCAAAGCCCGACCAAGCCGTCGCCCATCGTCCTGAGAACGCCTATCAGTGCCATGTCAAAAAACCACCGCCACGAACGCACCCAGCGCGACGACGATCGCGGCGAGGCCGAGATCAATCATTTGCCGCCGATCCCGATAAGCTGCAGCGCCATTTCCATTTTTCCGAGCAGCACCAGGATCACCACGCCGATCGCCGTCAGCGTGATCTTGAAATCCGCCGCCGACCAAGGCGGCAGAGAGGACGGCGCCGGGCGCTTTTCCAGCACCGTCACGCGGGCCGTCAGATCCCGGTGGACCATGCGGCCCTCGGTCAGCTCGGAGCGGATAGCCGCCAGCGTCTCGTCCTGGCGATCGAGGCGGTGCAGGATGATGCGCTGCCCGGTCTCCAGACCACCCAGCGCGTGCGTCATGGGATCGACCGAGGGGTAGTGCCCATTCAAGTGCGGCATCGTCGGGCGGGGCGGCCACGGCGGATCGTGTGGGGACATCGGCACCTCTCGCCATCGTGCGGTCTCCTGTCGACGCCGGTTGTGCGTGCGGCATCGTCACGGTGCTGCGTGCGCAGCGGTTGCGGGTGGAAATTGCTTTTCGAGGGCTGTCGCACAGACACGGCGGCGGCCGCTCAGCTCGTCGAACGCGTCGTGGTTGCGGTTCCACAGCGCGGCGCTCTCGCGGCGGCGCACGTCGGAATCCGGCGGAGACGTCCATTTCGGGTCGCCAGCCGTGCTGCATTCGCCGGGCAGGATCGGGGCTGGCACATCGATACTGACTACGGTCGGCATCGGCTCGGCGCGGCTGCAGGCGGCGGCAGCCAGGACGAGGAACAGCATGGCGAAAGCCTGTGTCAGTTGAGCGTGCGTGATCATGGGTGCCATCCTCACTTGAGCGCCTGCGCCACGCGCTTCGGCCACACCACGGGATCGATCACGAGCGGCTTGCGGCCGCTGGCGGCGCGGATGATGTTCTGCTTTGTGCGTGCGGCCTCCACGGCGGCCAGGGTGTCGCTCAGATGCTTGACACGGGCCACGGCGGCGTCGCGCTGTCGAGCCACGTCCAACCGGGCGGCTGCCGCTGCCTCGACGCCAGCCCGGTCTCGGGCCATCTGGCGGGCCAGCGCGGCGTTGCGCGCGACAGCCAGGATGCCCTTCCAGTGCGTATCCCGCTCGGCCATGGCGGTCGCGCGGATGCTGGCCATCTTATAGCGGACGGCGATGCCGACGCCGGCGGCGACCGTCACGATGACGATCGTGGCGGCGAGCGCAATCATCATGCTCGACCGATCAACGCGACCAACCGTCCGGCGCACGGATGCGCCACGCGATTGGAACCAGCCGGTGACGGCAGCGACCGCCACGCTCAAGAATGAGCCGATGAATGGCATGCGGAATCTCCCCGTACCGTTTCGAGTTGCGTCAAACGCCATACCGGATGAGTTTCGCGCGCCGCTCCATCCAGATGTAGGCCGCGAGCGCGATCGACCCGAGGCTGATCCAGACCGTTGGCGACTGCGCCAGCGCGATCACGAACGTCGTCAGCGAGAAGCCGTTGCCCGAGTTCGCCATCAGCGTGACGGCGCCAGACATTTCGGCCGCGAGGTTGATGGTGCCGCCGCCGCCAATGGTCAGCGCGGCGTTGCCGGTGGTGGACTGCGCCATGGTGGCCGGGGGCGGACGATCCGGCCCGGTGACGGACACCATTTCCGCCGGCGTCGCCACGTCGGCGCCCTCGGGATCGGCCTCGCCGCTGGCGTAGGCGATCACCTCTGCGAGCGGGAACTGTGGACCCGGATCGATCTTGCGGCCTGGCGAAATCTGCCAGTGCGTGGCGATGTCGTTGATGTCGGCGTAGGCGGCCATCAGCGCACGAGACAGGCGCTTGATGGCGTCGATCTGGGCTGGCGTGTACGGCAACCAACAGCCGCGGCCGCCGTGCTCGGGTGTGTAGAGTTCATCGAGCCTGGTGCCCGGCGGCACGGCCTGGCCGAACCAGGCGCGGCCGTTCGAATCGAGCTTGCCGGGCGAGACGATCTCGATGCCGATCGAGAAGCCGTTGCAGTAGCGCTGGCCGTGCCACACGCTCTCGCCGGCGTGGAACGCCTTGCGGTTGAACGGCACCATCTGCACGATCGACCCGTCGCGCTCGATGACGATGTGGGCCGATGTTTTGCAGTCCTTGGATCGGAACCAGCCGACAGAAGATCCTTTGTCGAGCCGTCCGGCCGTGTCGTGCATCACGATCAGCGACGGCGCGATCACGCCGCCCATGGCGTTGGCCTGCACGTAGGTGACACCCGCCCCCACCAGCCGGTGGTTGCGGATGGTGAGCGTAGTCATGGGTCGTGTCCTGTCGTTAGCCGTTCTCGCGTTAGCGTTAGCCTTCGCCGCCGTCCTGTTCGTCCTTGACCTTGGCCTTGAGCGCCGTCGTGTATCCGGACTTGGAAAACTTGTGCTGCGCTTCCTCGATGACGTAGACCGTGCCGTCGATCTGCGGGCGCACGCCGGCGTAGACCATCGGCCGCCCGGCCTTGGCGGTCGGGTGGCCCTCGATGTCGACGGCGGTGCGGTCGCCTTCGCGCTTCAAGTACTTCGACCGGGACCGCGCTGCGCGCTTGGCCTCGTCCTTGCCGGAGAACGCATGGCGCAGCGTGTAGGCCGCCTCGCCGTCGTCTTCGCCTTGCTCCGTCTCGCGCTTCCGCTTGCCCTCGTCGCGGTCGTAGTATTCGGCCGAGACCGACTTGTGCTTCGAGCGCTTCTGCTTCGACACGCTGCACGTGCCGGTGAGGATCATGCCCGGCGTCACCGTCAGAACCGGCATGGCACCGCCCGCCGCGGTCTGGCCCGCGCCGCGCTCGGCGAACAGCAGCTTTCCGTCCTTGATCGTGAAAAGCGCGTTGTGGCGGTCGGCGAGGTCCTGGAGCATGTGCAGGCCGCTCTCGTTCTGCTGGCCCCACCACGGCAGCTTCATCGCGCCGACTTTCTCCGACACCTGTGCCGTAAGCCCGCCGTCCTTGGCGATGTCGCCGACGATGTCCTTGATCGTCTTGTCGTCCCAGTGCCGCTCCTTGTGCTCTTTCAGCTTGGTGGTCATGTCGGCCGCCTCGCCCTTGATCTCCAGCGAGTACGGCAGGCATTTGATGTCGACGTCGGTGATCTTGTAGCGGCCCATGTATTCGAGGCCTGTGGCGTCGCCGAAGCCGCGCGCGATCCCGTCCTCGTAACCAAGCCAGCACTGGATGATGTCGCCGTCGTCGGGGATCACCGCGTGCGGCGGCCCGTCCTCGAGCGTCAGGTCGATCGTGTCGGAGCGGTGGCCCTCGCGGTCGGTGATCGACACCGAGATCAGCCGCTCCCAGAACGCCCCGGCAACCGGCGTGCCGTTGATGGTGACGATGCAGCGCGGGTGCATGCCGTCAGTCCCACAGCTTGATCGTGGCGGCCGGCAGCGTGTCGGCAAGCCCGGCGTCGGGCAGCACGACCAGCGCGCCCATGGCCAGCACCGGAGGGCCGTCGCCGAGGCCGGGGTTGGCCTCCAGCGTGGCCTCGACGAGGCGGCGGTCCGTGGTGCCGTAATGCCGGTAGACGATCAGGTCGAGGACATCGCCCTGGCCGGCGCGCACGGTGGTCGGCATGAATCAATCCGTCAGGTGAACAGGCGGACGGCGAAGGCGGCAGCCGATGACGAGATTGACAACGGCGTGGTGTAACGGCGCAGCGTGATAGAGTAGGCATCGCGGCGCGGCCGGCCACGGGCGTCGATCAGCGACCAGTCCTCGCTGACGGAGAAAATCACGAACCGGCCGCCGACGTCGCCAGCCCCAGTGACGAGCATCAGCGGACGCCCGGCGCGGGCGGCGGCTTTAATGCCGTCGAGCGAACCCATGCCGCCGAATTCCTCGGGGAACAGGCAGCCCTTGATCGTCACCGTGTCGGACTTCGGCCCGGTCCAGTGCAGCGCGTCGAAGCGGGCGCACACGTCGACCTCGGCCCACGGCGTCTGCAGGTCGCGCGACAGGTCCTGCATGGAAAAGCCGAGCGCGGCGAACTGGTAGGAGCCCAGCGCCATCGGGGTCGGCCCCATCAGCGGCCGCCATCCGAGAAGCCGCCACGGACCGATCCGCGCATGGCCGCGCCGAAGCTTTCGCTGGCGGCCCCGGCGATGGCCGGCTGACCGGCGCGGATCCCGGCGGCAAAATTTTCGGCCGCCTGCAGGCCGAGCGCGTTCATCTCGGCGGCGGCGGACGCGGCGATCGAGCGGACCTGATCCATGGCCGAGCGCATCGACACGACGATGGTCTGCCCGTCAGTTCCGGCAGCGCCGGCTGATCCCGCAGTGCCGGCTCCGGCATATCCGGGCGAGCCGACTGCCGTGGGGGATGCCGGGCCACCAGCCGGAGCCGCATTCTCGTCGCCCGAGTACATGCCGAGCGTGGCCGCGTTCAGCACGGCGCCGCGAATGCCGTCTTTCTGGTAGCCGTCGTAGGCATCCTTGGCCGTCATGGCGAGCATTGACACGATCATCAGGCGGGAGGCCGCCTTCACGGCGAGCTTGCCCAGCACGGCCCCCGTGCTTGGCTTGGCAGCGGCGGCAGCGGCACCAATTGCGGCCGCTCCTCCGGCCGCACTCATGCCGGCGATCATCTGTCCGCCGGCCCCCATGCCAGCCACCATGCGCGACGACGCTGCGCCTGCGGCGGCACCGCCGGGGGTGCGGTTGGTCAGCGAGAATAGCTTCTTTGCCGCCAGCCCAGCAGCACCGGCCCCGGCGACACCGGCCGCAACACCGCCAGCGCCGAGGCCAGCGCCAGCGGCGGCACCGCCCAGGCCGAGCGTCTTGCTCAACCCGCGCAACGCACCAAGCCGTGCCACGAGTGCCATGATCGGGATCAGCACCATCCGTGCGGCGCGGTAGACAACCATCAGCCCGGCGGCGATGCCGGTCATGGCGAAACCGACCGGCGCGGCGACGAGCGCGAACGCCAGCATGCCGCCGATCGCGTTGCTGGTCGCCGACGGCAGCTTCTCAAACCACTCGGCCATGTCGGCGAGGCCCCTCAGCATCGCCTGCACCCCATCGCTGCGCAGCAGCGACAGGTTGAACCGCCGCATCGACGCTTCGAGCGAAACAATCTTGCCGGCGTCACTTGTGCCGTAGTCTTCTCCAATTTGCTGCAAATAGCGGCCTTTATCAGCAACCAGTTCATCGCGTAGTTTTTTGATTTCGCGGATCGCTTTTACGAACGACAGCGTCTGGTGGATGCGTTTCTGCTCGCCGACGACGCCGGCAATGGCCGGACCCGCGCGGCCCTCTTCGATAGCTGATGCCATCGCCTCGAGTGCCCCGATCATGTCGAACTTGCCACCGACGTTCGTCATGGCGGTCGCGATTTTGTTGGCAGCGATGTCGCGGTCCTCGGCACCAGAGAACTTTAGGCCGGCCTCCTTCTCCATCATTTGAGTCAGCTTGTTGATGATACTGACGTCGGCGAGCTCACTCTTTCCCGTTGTTGGGTCGATCGTAGCCTGAGCCTTTTCCAGGAATTTTACGATCTTTCCGCGTGCGCCTTTGTTCATCTGCTGCGGGAACATTTGCACGAGCTGATTGGCGGCACGTATCGGACTGACCTCGCCGAAGTCGGCAAAGTCGGTCATATTGATGCCAGACGCCGCCATCCCCGCTCGCGCGGGCGTGTCAAGCTTGAGAAACCGGCCCTGGAACGATTTCAGTGCGGTGCCGGCCTCTTTCTCCAACATGCCGGTGTTCGTGCCCATCGCGATCATCGCGATCATGTCTTCAAACCGACCGCCGAACGAGCTTGCCAAGCCCATATAATTTCGGCTGCCCTCTTCAATTTTTGATGCGCTTGTTCGCGTCTTGGCGCCGGCGAGTGCGAGCATCGACGCGCGATTGTTTGCCGTCTGGGCGTAGCCCTCGTCGTCATCCGGCGCGCCGTAAAGAATGCCGTACGTGCCCAGCGCCTTGGCGATGACGTTGCCCTGCGCCTCGCGGTCCGACATCTGGACGAGGCCGGACGACTTCATGATCGCATTCGATTTCGAAACATTGAGACCCATCTTGGCGGCCTCTTCGCCGGCCTTGGCGAACGTCTCGGGCATCACGCCGTAAGCCTTCGACAGTGCGAGCGCCGACGACCGCATGCGATCGGTTTCCTTGCGGGCGCGCGCCGACACCTCGGCGTTGGTCTCGGCGGCGGTGGCACTGCCGAGGAACGCCGCCTGCATACCCCAGATGCTCTCGTTGAATTCGCGCGTCGGCTGGATCAGCGCGCCCATGCCCCACGCCGACGCCACCATGCCGCCTGCCGACGTCGCCGCCGTGCCGAACGACCGGCGCATGCGGTCGGTCTCGGCGCGCATGGCGGCCAGCGGTGCGGATTTGGCGACATCCTTCAGCGCGCGCAGCTCGGTCGCGATTTTACGCGCCGGGCCCGACACCTGGTCGACCAGGCCGAGGATGAGTTTTGACGTCAGCGTTGCCATGCGTCAGCCCTCCCCTGCTCTGGCCGTCTGAAACCGGACCGCTGCCTCGTGCCAGGCCACCGCTTCATCGAGCGGCAGGCGCAGCACATCGGTCAGCGGTGTATGCGTCACGTTGCAGATGCCGATGGCTATGTCGCGCCACCCGCATCCATCGAGCCGGTAGCGTCCACGAAAGGGACGAACCACGCCTCGATCCTCGCAAGATCGGCCATGGTCAGCTTGTGGATGACGGCGATCGGGTGGCCGGACAGCTGCGCGAGCATCGCGGCAATGCCCTGATACGGCTTGTCGGCGAACTTCTCGGCCACGATCGACGCGTTGAGGTCGGGTTCGCGCACGGTCAGGTGGGCGATCGTCACGCCGTTCGACGTCAGCGGCGTGCCGAGTTCGAATGTCGCTTCGCCGGGCTCGATCTGCGCCTCGCCGCTAGCGGTCTTGTCCAATTCGGCAAACCACGCGAGGACGGCCCGCATGTCGCGAAGTTTGAGCGAGCGGACCGCCTCGACCGGAACGCCGGACATGAAGCTCAGCTGGTGCACCCGCGCCATAGTGCCCTTGGCACGAGCTTCGCCGTAGATCACATGCGCCAGCGTCGGCGGAGGCAATTCGATCGTATCCCACGTGCGGTCGTCGTGCGTGATCGGATGGACGAGCGCAAACACGCGCTGCTCCGCCGGCGCGGGCGGTGCCGCGTCTGGTTTCTTGGCCATAGGTTCCCCGTTGTCGTCGTGAAAAGTGAGCGGCTGGCGCGATCTGGGCGGGCACCGCTGCCGCTAGACTGCAGCGCACGCCGGCGATGGATGGTGCTAGATCAGCAATGCGCGGCGGATGCCGTCGGTCTGCGACGCGCCGCCGACGGTGACGCTGAACGGGTCCATTTCGATGACCGGCTCGCCGTCGATCTCGAGCTTGTAGTACCGGACGGAGAGCGTGAAATCGTTCTCGGTTTTCTTGTCGCCGGGTTTCCAGCTGTCGGCCTTGGCTTCCATGATGTAGCCGCGCAGATAGGCGACCGCCGAGTGCGTCGTGCCGTCCTCGTCGACCAGCGCGCCGGTCGCCATGAATTCCTTGGTGATGCCGGGCGCCAGGCCGAACAGCCGCATCACCTGCGGGTCGAACGCCGTCAGCTTGAACGAGGCCCCGAGCTTGTCGTAGCCCATGTTGATTTCGATCGGCATCACCATACCGGCGTTGCGCAGCTCCTCGGTCTTGACCTTAGGGACCGGCAGTTCGATCTCCGAGGCCTCGCCGATCTTGGACACGCGATCGACGAACAGCATGCAGTTGCGCAGGAGATACTTCGGCATCGCGTGGCTCCTTTATAGGATTGTTAGGTGACGTTCGGTCGTCGATCAGGCATCGGCCCGGCGTGATAGGCCCGCAGGGCCGGGAAGCAACGCGACCCGGCGCAAGCGCCGCCCACGCGGAGGGCCAGCAACACCGGGCAAAGCCCGGCGGTTGCGATGCGGCCCGTGAGCTGAACTAAGCCGCCAGCGCGAGCGATCCGCCCTGCAGTTCCTCGAGGACTTCGCGGCGCAGGACCGCGTAGTAGCGGATCTGACGGTGCGCGATGAACCGGATGTCCTCCATCGGCGCGGGCGGCTCGAACTCAAAACCGAGCGTGACGCGGCCCTGCGCCATCTCCTCGTCGGTGTTGCGTTCCGCGTCGAGCCACATGCGGCCACCGAGGATCGCGCCCTCGGCAACCAGCACGCGCATGAACGCGTTGCCACTTTCGATCAGGAACTTGAGGTTGGCCTTCGAGAATGGCTTGTCGACGAACTCGAGATTGGCGACCTCGACGGCCTCGTTGATGAAGTCCATCGTGCGGCGAACCGAGATGAACTTGTTGAGGTCAATGCCTGTGGCGACGCGGTTGCCCCAGGTGATGAAACCCTCTCCGAGGTTGATCACCGTGTTGACGTGGTTTTCGTTCAGATAGTTGGCCTGGTCGCCGTAGCGGACCGGGCGGACAGCGCCGCCGATGCCGTTGATCGGCTTGTTTGACAACGACCACCAGAACCCGTTGGTGCGGTCGACCTTGGCCTGCACGCCAGCGAAGCGCGGGCTCGAAGGGCTCGGCACGTAGGCGTCGATCTCCGTGTCGTAGACCAGCACCTTCGGATCGCAGATGTACAGTCGGTCGGAATTCAACGTCTGACGGTAGAGGACGGCAGCTTCGTCGGTCGTGTCCGGGCCGTCGAGGAACGCCACGGCGCGCAGCTTTTCCAGCACGCCGGGCAGCTCGGCAGCCACCGGGTTAGCGACGACGCCGACGTTGGCGGTCGCCGCTGCGCCCGTGCCACCACCGCCGGTCAGCGTGACGGTCGGCGCCGTGGCGTAGCCGTAGCCGGGTTTCTTGACGATGATCGCCGTGACGGCGCCGCTCTCGACCACCGCGATCGCCTGCGCGCCCGTGCCACCGCCACCCGTGATGGCGACAGCCGGTGCCGTCAGGTAGTCGGCGCCCTGATTGGTGACGTTGATCGAGGCGATGCCGTCGGTCGCGCTGATCGAGGTGAAGCCGGGAACGGCAACCAGACGCGGCTTGATGTTGCGGCCGTAGAGGCTTTCGCACTTCAGCAGCGCGTGGACACCCGTCATCGCGGTCTGGTCGCCGACGAGGTTCGACCACGTCGCCTGGGTCGTGACGCCCTGTGCGACGCGGATGATGTACATGTACGTCGCGACCTGATCGAGCGCGGCGTCGGCGGCCTTTTTCAGCGTGCCGGCGTCGCCAAGCTTGTTGAGCTTCGAGACTTCGGCCGCGCCCTTGATCAGCACCGGACGGTTGAGAGGGAATTCCACGGCGTCGGCGTCGGGCGCTGTGCCGATCAGCGCGATCACCGCCGACTGCGTTGTCCGGTAGAGGACGGGTGTCTCCTGGCTTTCGAATACTCGCGTACCGTGATGGAAGGAAATGTCGGCCATGGGTGCTCCTGTGCCTTTGCTGCCAAGACGAGTGGGGAATTACGAGCGGTTCGTCAGAAGCCGGTCAGCCAGGCGGGCGTGACGCCCACCGGCGGAGACGGCCACGTTTCGGGATCGCGGGCGCGATCGATCGCGCCGGCCGCGATCAATGCCTCGCGGACGGCCACGACATCGTTTTCCCAGGCGTTGATGTCGTAGAGCAGCGCGGCATCGGCCGCCTCCTCGGTGGTCAGCACTCCGCCGGTGGCGACCCTGCGCAGCAGGGCCGTCGCGTGACGGTGCATGCTGGCCTGGCGCAGCGTCGATCCCAGCGCCGCCGCCACAACGCGTTCGGCCTCAGCCATGATCGCCGCGGCCACTTCCGCCTTGGAGTACGCCGGTGGCACCGGCACAAGGCGGCCCTTGGCAAAGCGCATGCCGACCACGGCCGTGCCGGCGTCGACTTCGTGCAGTGTGCCGGCCAACCCCTCGGTCGACCGAGGGGCGCAGCCGCGCCACACCTGCGTGACAATGCCATCCTGTACGAGGATGATGTCCTGAACGGGGATCGTGTCCGGCATCAGAGTTTCCTGATCATGAGCTGAGTGAAGATTTCGGCGAGGCCAGCGCCGCTCGTGTTGGCCCCCTTGCCGGAGCCCGGGTTGACCGTCGCTTGCGAGCTCCACTGCTGCAGCTCCAGCGCCTGACCGGCAGCGACCGTGATCACGCCAAGCACCGTGCCTTCCGACTGGTTCGTGGTGTACTGCGCCGCATGGGTGTTCGCGCCGTTGAGGATGGTCGTCCCCGCCGTGATGTTGCGGAGCCGCGTTTTGCACGCGCCGATCCCGATGACCGGCGCGCGCGCCATCACCAGATAGGTCCCGGCCTCGGCCAGCGTGACGCGATTGGCCGCCAGCGTGAACTCGAACGTGTCTGAGTCATACGCGATGGTGTTAAGCTCTCGGGCGTCCCAGGTGTTGATGGCCGAAAAATCTCCGGCGTTCGACCCGGCTGTCTTTTCGTCGTGGATGATGACGTCCCAGGGCAGCCGCCCCGCGGCCACGACCGCCTCCAGTTTCCGCGCCAGCTGACGCGGCGAGATATAAATCGAATCCTCGGTCCCGCCGTCCGTTTCGAGGTCCGTCGCGGCACGCGCCAGGCCCCGGAGGATTTGCGACGGGAACCACGGCACCCAACCGCTCGACGTGCGCCGGTAGTAGATGCCGTCGGCCGCGTTGCCGACGATGGTGTTGACCGGCGCGACCACCGAACTCCAGGCGGCGCCGGTGTATTGCGCCAGCCGGTGCGGGATGGCTGCGAAGGCACCGGTCGGCGTGGCGGACACAACCACAAGCGCGCCCGCCGCAGGGCTTGATGGCGGTGCGTCGGCGAAGGCGTCGACGGCGATGAACGGCGGCCGCAGCAGATTGGCGACGCCGATCAGCGACGCCAGTGACACATGGATGTTGACCTCGGCCGCCGAGTCGACCAGCAGCACGAACCGCACGTCGATGTCGGTGACCGCGCCCTCCCCGCTTCCGGCGATTTCCGTGGCCGGCCAGTTGGCAACAGCAATGCAGGAGCCGTCCGACGCGAACAGCGCCAGCTCGCGGATGGTCGTCGGCCCGACCGTTCCCGGAATTGTGCCGCGAACGATAACCTGCGTCGGCGCGGCCGGATCGCGCGTGACAGATACAACCGGGCCGCGCCAGACCTCGCGCACCAGGCCGGGTTGCGTCACCACCGGCGTCACGGCGGCGCCGTTGCCGTCGCCGGCGGCGATGTTGGAAATCTCCAGACCGGGTCCGCCACTGATGGCTGCTGCGATCTTGGCCTGGCCCGTCAGAGTGACGACAGAATAGTATGTTTGCGGCATGGGGCCTCTATTGGCGGGGCAGGATCGTCGCGAATTGCTGACACATGACAGCGGCCCCGACGTGCGGACGCGCGGCGGGCGGAACGATCAACGACAACGGCGCGATGACGAGACGGGTCGTGATCGAGCCGCCAACGCCGCAGCCGATCACGACCCGCGTCGTCTCGGCTGCCGGTTGCGTGATGACGATCGAATCGAGCAGGGACCGGACGTTCTTGGCGTGGATGGCCGTCCGGTAGAGCGTCATGGATTGCGCGCGGGTCCACCCGACGCGGGCGGGCAGAGCCGTCCGCAGCCGGAAGGTGTAGGGAGCGCCGCCATACCGGAACCACTCGTCGACGGTCACCGTCATGCCGAGGGCGCCGATCGCCCGCCGTAGCGCGCCGATCGTGCCCTTGTGCTGGTGGATGTAGAGGCTGTCACGGATGGCCTGGCGCTGCTGCGCGACGGTCCACACCGGATCCCACTCGTCGACGCTCCACGCGGCCGCGAGGTAGGGCAGCAGATGCGGTGGGCAGACGTCCGGGTTCCACGCGTCACGAATGACGTTGTGCGGCACCGACAGCATGCGATGGTCGGATGCCGACAACGCGCGCTCAAGCGCCGTGGCGTTGCCCGGCAGCAGATGCACAGCCGGATCAGCAGCCAGAACCTGTGGCGCGGTCATCAGCCCTCGACTATTTCGTAGGTGACGACGACGCTCTCACACCAGGCCGCGCCTTCCGGGCCGGGGTCTACCTCCAGGCCGAGCGGGGCGATGCGAATGGCGCGGATGACGTTGACGCGGTCCTGGTGGGCGGCGCTGTCGAGCGCGCTGTCGACGATCCGGCGGCCGACGCGGTGCGATTGCGCGGCGTAGAGCGTCAGCGCCTCGTGGGCCGCCATGACGATCAGGCCAGGGTCCGCGCCGGGACGAACCTGCAGATGGTAGTGGATGCGGTATGTGGCGACGGTGGCGGGCCGAACCTGAACGAGGTCCGTCAACGGGCGCGTCTCGGCATCGTTATTGGCCGCGAACACGGCATCGAGCACCTCCTGAGACGGGACGCCTGTGCCGGTGCGAGACAAGACGACCAGGCGGACGATGCCAGGCGTCACCAGGCCACTCTCCGGGCCGTAGACCGCAACGTCCTTGACCTTCGGGTGCGCCGTGCGCGAGTGGAATTCGTAGCCGCCGTAGCTGCCGGCCGTGGTGTGGGCCTCGAGCGCGAGCTGATATCGGTAGCGCAGGTCGGCGTCGGATTCGAGGACGGCGGCGACGGGCGGCGATGCGTTGGAGTTGGCGGGTGTGATCACTTG